GACATTAGGCCACAGGTGGTCAAAAGTGTCGCACCTGAAATAATCGCTGGACATGCCTGGGATAATATGGGATACTCTTCTTATGACAAAGACACCAAAAACGATTGTTCATGTGAACCAACACATGATCAAGCACAACCGAAAGAACGGGACGAACTTTCCGGTTTTAACGGTGAAGCACAGAGGCAAGACCTACTACGCTCACCAGGTTATTTATCACGATGGTTGCCAAACCATCTACCAACCAGAGAAGCCGCTGAGCTGCGGAGCTGTCTGCTGGATCGAGACTCACGGAGACGTGACTCTCTTCGACTGGACCGCGGTCCACAAAGAACCCCACCCGTCCCTCAAGCAGGAGCGCAAGACGCTGCGCCGGCTGGGTTCGCTGTCCTGGACGGGCAGCGAGGTGGGAGAGCTGGTCAAGAATGCCGACCCGCGGTTCGATACCGAACTTCGTCAAACCATCGATCATTTCGAAGCTGCCCAATAGGGCAGCTTAAATTTTTAATTCCTACAGGCGACAAGCAACGAGCGTCAAGCTACAAGCGACAGGCGTCAAGCGGCCAGCTCTTCAAAAAAATTTTTCACGTTTTCCCATCCGGCAACTAGTGGTGGGTGGGTGGGCCCACAGGCTACAAGCTCGCGGATCGCGGATCCCGGATAAAGATTAGGGGACCGTGGACCGGGGGTCTTGACTAGGATATAGCTCCCATTCGGATGCTTCGTATGGAACGCGATTTGGTGGGGTGAGAACGCTATCTTTTTACTAGCAGTTACTTTTAACTCGATTGTGAAAAAGCTAGTCTTTTCAGTATAACAAAGCAGATCAGGAACACCCGCAGATGCCCAACTTTCTAGCCTTATAAACGAAATTGCTGGAAGATTTTTACGTACTTCGTTCCAGAATTTAGACTCTGGTTTCATAGTAAGAGTTTAGTGGATAGTTTGACGGTTGATGCCGGTCAAATGCTCAAAAATGAATATCTGTTCGGGAGTCATTTTGTTCAAATGATTCATTAAAAAGTCGGGACGAAAGAAATATTTCTCTTGCAAAAAATCCATTTGTTCTAATTTGGTCGGACCTTCTCTATTATCTGATTCTATTTCTTCGTCTAGTTTTCTTAGTTCTTCTAAATCTTTTTTAATTTTGGACATGTTTAAACTTTATACTATTTCTTTCTTAAAGGAAGTGGAAATTGACGCATATAATTTCCACTCCCTATGAGGTGCTATTAACAACCTCGGTTTACATGCTTAAAAAGCAAGTCTCTTAACAGGTGAATTATAGTACATCTTACTTGAAATTACAACCATAAAATAATATAAAACAAATCATGGGATTACCTAAAGTATTAACCGAACAACAACAAAAGTTCGCCATGTTATTGGTCACTAATGAGGGACGGATGACACCAACAGAATGTGCTGTCGAAGCAGGATATGCGGAAGGCTCAGCACACGTCAGAGCATCAGAGTTAAGAAACCCAAGAAAGTTTCCACTGGTTGTTAAACATATTGATGAGCTTAGAGCCGAGCTCCAGGAAAAATATAAAGTCGATTATGCATCACATATCGCGGAACTTGCAAAGCTAAGAAATGAAGCAAGGGAAAAGGGAGCGTGGTCGGCTGCAATTAATGCAGAAGTAGCTAGAGGTAAAGCTGCCGGACTCTACATTGAACAAAAGATTATCAAACATGGTAAGCTCGAAGACCTGAGCGAAAGAGAACTAGAAGCTCGATTAGCTGAGATTATAGATGATAATAAACTATTGTTAGAACACGAAGATGTCGGTAGTTTGAAGCAGAAAGTAATTAATCCAAAAGAAATGAGAGTCGTTCATGACGAAAATAGTCAGCCTGAAGAAGTACAAGAAGAAGAAATATAATTTACTGGAAGAGGATAGTGTTAGCCTTATGGACATCACTATTGAAGTTCAAACAACACCTGAAGGTTTTAGAATATTAGAAGGTTGTGAATTTTGGACCACTGATCCAATTATTCAAAACCGGATGAATGATATAGAATATCAAGAAGTTCTTTTAAGAATTATCGGTGATTGGTTTAAAGATTTCTCTAAAGGTGTTGGCAAGAAGTATAAAGTTAATATGAACTATAATCTCTTAGATTAAATTCTTTTCATACTCTTGATACAACCCTTAGGAAAAACGTTTCTATCCCCCAGGGTATATCCTTCTTCATCGTTATGATAGTATGTTGCAAAGGTTATAACCCTCTCATCATCCTCATAGAAAAGATATCCCTCGGTTACAGCAACCTGAGGTTTCATCTTTTTGGTGGTCTCTTCAGAAGCCCAACCTGTTTCACCAGATATGTCCAGCCATTCAACCCTGTATTTTTTCCAAGGAAACTTCTTAAACATGCTCTCAGTATAAGGGATATTTTAGGCAAATGCACTTTCAAATTGAAAAACCAAAAACCTACGCGCGCCAAGTAGGAAAATTGAAATCGTTGAAAAATATAGCTTTTTTGGAATCTACTCTACCACGTCTACCACGGCCGTGGTAGACCAAAATCGAGCTATTCTTATTGAAAAATAAGGTGTTTTCTCACTCTACCACCACTACCGGGGGTATACCCCCTAAACTTCAAAAAAAAAAATCGATTTGCCTAAATCCACTCTTATAGGGACGGTAGCCACGATCCACGTTCCACGATAAGATATTCTTGAAAAGTGGTGCGAAAGTTTTATACTCACTTTCAGAAAGAATGATTGAAAAAGTAACAGATATCACGATTGAAGAAACACGTGCTCAAATCGCTTGTATGCTCAACGAATTATGGCATTCGCGATTACCGGTCCTTCATTGGTCGAATGTGGTAAGACCAGGGCGATATGCCTGTTATGTCTTTAAATACCGGCAAGCGGTCATCGGAACGGGTATTTGGTCAAGGGCTGTAGCGGGAAATCGCTTTAAAAATGAGGAAGAAATACTAGAGCTGCGCCGATTGGCCTTGTCCGACGTCTGTCCCAAGAACACCGCAACGTTCGTTTTATCCAAAATGGCAAAGTTAATTAAACAAAAGTTCCCTCAGGATAAACGCCTGATATCCTATCAAGATACCGCGGTTCACTCAGGAACAATCTATAAAGCTGCAAATTGGACAGCGACAACGGACGTTCCGTTACTCGATTGGACCAATGCCAAAAGAAAACGAAACGACCTTCAGTCACAATCACCAAAAATTCGGTGGGAATATCAACTATAAAGTTCTTCGAATGAAATTCGGGAATCGTCCTTCTTGTTTAAAAGTCATATAAGCAGCGTACCAATCCTTCTTATACTCGGCCTGGCAGAAATCCTTAATGTCTTCGTCTTTATCTTTTTTCGGTTTAAAGAAATTCAAGAAGTGATCCATGGATCTTTTCGTTAAGTTAAACATTTCGTTATCTCCTTTCATGGGCGACTTTTTAACACAAAGTCAAGCAAAAAGAATTGTTTCTTTGGTAAATCAGCTATGCTAAAATGCACACAGAAAGATGACAGACATTAACAGGAAAGGTAAACTTCGTGTAGATGGGGATACAATCTATAGAAATCTAGTCAATTTTGATAACAGTATTCACTCTGTCATCTTTCGATTAAAGGACGTCTTCTAATAATCCCGCTTGAACACAGGTAAATTTTAACTCCGCGCCGGTATCGGCGAGGTCTTCTCTCACTAATTGGAAATATTCGTTGCAGCTTTGATAATCCGGAAAAATAACTTCGGAACCCATGCGTACGCATTGTTGGTCCACGTTGGGTGTGCCAAGACACACCCAACCGACTAAAAAGAATTTTAACATTAGTCTTGATATAAAGGCTTATCGATATAACCGCCTTTATATTTTCCCCTAGTATCCGCTCTTTTTTCTAATTCCAGAGCTGCTTTGTTTTTTACTTCATCAAATAGATTAGATAATTCTTTTGTTCTTTTTTTATCAGAAAAGAAATCCGTCCCAAATAATCCGTTGTATAATTTTCTTAAAATAGGTTGATATTTTTTATCAGCCTTCTCTACATAATCAGAATACATCATCATATGATCACCTTTGGTTTGTTCAAAATCTGTATTTTCTTTTAAGAGTTCAATCCCCCGGTGTTGAAATTCATGTTCATACGCTTTTTCAGCAGGAAGAGTTTCTAAATATTCTTTTACTAAATTAGCTTCTTTGTCAGAAAAACCTAATTGTTCTTTTAAACCTCCGACACTGTAAATATTTTTAATATCGGATTTTGGTTCGATATACACGACATCTTCTTCTAAACCTCTTTTTTCTATTTCCTCATAGAGTTCAGGTACTTTACCCAAGATTTTTTTTAAAGTATCACTTTGATTTTTAGATTGAAAATCTGTGGTTCTATAATCTCCTCCGGTAAATCTTTGTACTAATACCGAAGGGTCATATCCATATTGGAATAAAGGATCAGATTTTAATAAAGCATCCAATCCTTTATTTTCCATTCCCAGTTTTTCAACGGCTCGAAAGCTAGGTGATATTTTTTTATTCGCCATTAAAGTCCTTGATCGATTTGTCCATAGTATTGGTCCACCCGTGCTAAGAATTTATGTTTCCAATCTCTTAGCTGAGCACCAGAAATAATCCATTCCTGGTAATAATTATCAACACTACACATCATAATCATGGCCTTGTCAATTTCTGTTTTGTAGACAAAATCGTGGGCCATACTGTAGGCAGCTAACTGCATAAAGTAATCCTCGATCCACGCTTCTTGTTTCGGCTTATTCGTTTGCTTAAAATCCACCACGGTCACTTCCCCCTCATGTTGGCAGATAAGGTCCGCGGAGCCCGCATACAAATTCGGGTAGTACATCAGGGCCTCAATACCGTAATACCCCTCTATACGGCCCTCTAAACCGTTTTTAATGATGGTTTTAGCCATACTTTCAGCCTGTTTTCCCGCCGGGGTTAAATCAGCAAAGCCTTCGCCGGAAATCCACCCTTCAATTTGATGGTGCATGGACGTTCCGCGAGCCGATGCATCTTGGACAATTTTGCGGGCTTGCTCTTCGCCGACCTTCTTCTTCCAACTATCCAAAAACGATTTGTCTTTGGTGTTGCCTAGTATTGTTGTAACAGAAGGTAATGATACTGCATCATCAACGCCAGCGACATCATAAGTACGATACCCACTTTCATGGTTATTGTTCTGGATGAACGACTTCGGATAAGTGAACGTCTTTAGCTTTTCCATCTGGCATCTCCCATTGTATATAGAGGAGTCGGACTCCCATTTTTTTCTGCATCTTATTTAAGACACGGTTAATCCGATCACCCTTTTTACAATTATGAGTATCAGTTTGTCGAATGCTCGTCGTCTTGACGTCTACCAAAAATGATTCGCCAGTGTCACGGTTTGTGACCACCAGGTCAAAAGGACAGTGGGGATCAAAAGGCTTGGAAACATAAAAGCCCAGTTTCGTATACTTGCTCGCTGCTTTAAGTTCAGCCCAAGTTCCTTTAAGAGATTTTTCATCCGACATTTAAGACCTCCCATTCTTTTTGTCTTCTTTCTTCGCCAGGTATTCGATTGTTTTTGAAATCGTGAGGGGCGCTTCAAAAATACTTTTGCTGAGATGCACGAGTATTTTGTAGGTATCCGCCGGAACAGATACCGATTTATATTTTTGAATGTCAGGCATTTATTTTTCCTCCTGTTGCATCTGAGCTTCTTCTTCTAAAAGACGATAATATTCATTAGTCTTTGACATTGATCGTTCCTTTCTTCCACTTGCGAACAAACTGTTCTC